TAGGGCTTGTGCCAATAGCGTCATAATGTTCAAAACCTTTGCCAGTATGTGTCAAGTTCCAACCATCAGCGTTTAGCAATAGTATTACAGCTTTCTCCCACTTGTGTACATTTTTAATCATAAATCTTGTCTATATCTGCAATCCATTGTACAAGTCTTTTAGGACTGCAACTGCAAGGCTCGTGATATTTGTGGTCGTAATATTTAGAATGAAGCCTACACAATAGCTTATATTGTTCTTGTGATAGCTTACCCTTAACATCAGCTTTAAACTGCTGCCAATCTTTTTTGTCTATTTCTTCCATAGGTCTATATCTATATCGTTCCATTCTTCCCTACGCTTATCGCATCCGCAATCTTCCCCCCATATCTTTTTAACTATCCAACGTATGCCAGTATAATAAGTAATGTAGTAAACTAAATCTCCTAATTTCATATATTGTTTTTTATGTGTTTAAGTGCGTTCCTGTAAGTGTTGTAAAGGCTGTAATAACTTATCTTTGTTTCTCTGCTTAGTGATGCTACGCTTTGTCCTGATGCTACTAAAGTAAATACCTTGCTGTCGTACCAGCGCATCTCTGCAAGTAGGTTGTCTATTTTAGTTTTATCCTTTGCATATTGTACCTCATCTATTCCTAAGTCATCTATTTGCCTTACTTCTCCGTCTATGTCCTCTATGTATGTTTTTATCATTCGTGCCTCTTTCTTGTGGGTGTTTAAGTATATGCCTCGCAAAACTTTATATATATAGTAAGTGTTGCAATCGCCATTATAGTAAAGGTCTAAGCCTTTTTGCACATCGCATATAAGCTGGATGTACATTTCTTGTACAACATCTTCTGCTAAACTTGGTTTGCAGCCGAACGATCTAACAATGCTAACCCAATTTTTGTGCTTATCGTAAGCAAGTTCTACAAGTGATTTCATTAACCTAATTTCTCTTTAGTTGTTACAAAGTATTTTAAAGGGTCGTATATCTCTCCAACTACAAATGGCAGTCCTAACTCGTTTACACTAAAGCTAAAGGTTTCAAACGCATAGCCTCTTGACCTTTTACACTTAACTGTAATGTTATCCTTGTGTACTGAGTTTAGTTCTAATTGTATTTGTGTTTCTGTCTTTTTCTCTAAGAACGATCCTAAATGCCCAGTAGGTTTCTCGCTTCCGTAATTGCTATGTATTACAGTAACTATATGGCAATTAAACTTGGCACTCCATTCCATTATTTTTTGCACACATAAATTGCTTTCCTCTAAGTTGTTTACATCACTTACTAAGTCAGCGATACCATCTATAATTACTAAGCCATTTTTATCTCCGTTCTCTTTTAAAATGTGTTCTATAAATTGTATTCTTGTTTTGTAGTTTATAGTTCTTAGTGCATAGGTTTGGTAGCAGCCTACGTCTTGCACATTAGCCATATCTAAAACTCTTTTGAATACTCTTTGGCTATGCCAGTGTCCTTGCTCTGTATCAAAATGTAAAAGGCACTTACCATCTCTGTGTCCTCGTATGTTACCACCAAAGTTGTTACCACCGCTTAAATATACTGACGCTAAAAGTGAGGCAAAAAAGGTCTTTTTACTTTTGGGCGCGGCTTGTAAAAAAGAGAAATTGCCATAAGTTCCAATAGGAATAGGGAACGTAATATCTCCTTTTGTGGTTTGTATTGTTTTCTCTCCATAACTCAAAGCTGTTGGTGGGTACTCCATAACTTCGGTAGTGTCAATAGTACACTCTTCTTTTATGAGTTCCATTAGCATTTGATGAGTTGTTTCTTGTTCTGTCATATATTATATGTTTTTGTAAAATACTTTAGTATGGTGTTTTTCAATATTCCATAAATCTACGTCATTATGCTTTACTATCCAAACCTCAGCAAAACCATAACCATCGTTAAAATCTTTTTGAGGTCTAATAAACATATAATCAGTTATGCTTTTTTCTTTGTTTAAGTGTGAGTTGTGATTAACCATTAACATCTTACCATAAAAAGGTATGTATTTTACGTCTATGTTTTTGTTATTTAATTTTATATCTGCTTCTACTTCTGGTTCTGTGCCTAAAAAACTTAAAGCTTCATAGTTGTACTCCATTGTGTCTAAGTAGTATTGTGCTATGAGTTCCGCAAGTATTCCAGTTTCATTATATTTTTTTGTGAGATCACCTACATAATAATCTTTATGTACATAATTTTTGTGCATACCTTTTGTTCTATCAGTTGATAAATCAATAGATATTTTTTTAAAAATTTTAGGGTATTTAATTTTAATATAGAACATAAAAAAAGGGGGTTAAAAAACCCCCCTTTAATTAAAATGGTAAATCTGCTTTCTCAGTAGCTGTAACTGGCTCAGCTTGTGGCTCACGCTCTGCGGTAGTTATCACATTGTCAGTCCATAACACCTTCCCATTGCCTAAGTATTGGCGTTGCTTCTTTGCCTCTCTTTCTTCTTTTGACTGTGCCACATATACGCTTGTATTGTTTCCGTATCGTGTTTCATCGTTTACAGCCATTGTAAGATTGACGTACACTGCGCCTTCCTTACCAGCGACAAATTTCTCCTTAGGGAGTTTATCTACTCTTAAATTAAAGTTTATTAATGCACTCATAGTTTATTTATTTATTTGTTTATTTATATTAATCATAAGGTTTTGTATTCTGTTTTAGGTTTCTTAAAACTCTCGCTTTCATCCTCGCCAAACACTCCTAACTCATAGAAGCCAGTTAGTTTAAGGACTGCTCTACTCATTGCTCTTTTCTCTGCCATTTCAGCGACATAAAACGAGTTAGTATTTCCGTCTTTATAGTTCTCGCCTTTTAAGGCAGAACCAAAAGTTTCTATGCTTTTACCGCCTTTACTTGCAAGTGCTTTAAATACTGCATAGTTAGGCTCACATCTAATTACTTCATAGTTTACTACCATTTGTTCTAAGGCTTGTATTTTGTCAATACCTTGTCTTGTAATGATCGTGTAGTGCTGGTGCTTAAAAAAGTCCGATTTGTCTAAGTTATATTTTTCGTATAATTCTTTTAGTTTATCTCTATTCATTGTTCTGTGTTTAAGTGTTCTGTTTCTATTATTTGTTCTAAGTATTTTACTCTTTTTTCTAAAGCTTCTATTCGTGCGTTTAGAAAATCTATTATTTCTGTGTTTCTCACTCTTTTAACGTCTTGGTAATGTGTCATCTTATAAATCTTTAAACATTACAAAAGGGTTATCTACACCTATAACAAATTTAATATCCAAAATAGTACTGTATCTAAGATTGTGTATTAAACTTTCTTCTTCTAAATCGTTTGAAATAGATGCAATAATATCAGGATATTTAAGATTAACTCTGCTTAGTTCTTCAGAGTATTGAGGCTTAAGCCTATCAAGTAAGGAAATCATTTTATATGTCATTGTCTTTGTTTTAAGTTTTCACAAAGCTACAAAAAAAAAATTAATAAACAAAATGTAAACACTTAAGCAACAAAAAAACCACCCTTTACAGAGTGGCTCAATTGGGCTGGTTAGCCATAAAACAAAAACATAGAATATTAAGCAAATATACTAAATACTTATTTAATAAGGTAATTTTTCAACTAAAGTTTTATAGTGGTCTATTAGTTCTATTAATTCAAAATCTGCTTGTTTTATAGTCTGTCTTGACTTTTGTAATAACTCGTCTGCTTTATCATAACCAAACTCTTTATTCAAATTCTGTGCAAAAATGTACTGCTGTCCGTACCGCATACAATTACAGCCATAGCATTGTGGTCTGCAATTATCTTCATCCCACCTAAGTATTCTTGATGCTCTACTAATAAAGTGTCCGTTCTGCATTCCTTGACCTTTCCAATATGCTTTCTTGCTACAAGTAAAACATTTGACTATTCCGTTTTTGTCAGCATATTTTCTTCTTATATACTCACTAAACACAGTATCAAGTTTTTTTATAAGGTTTTTACGAGATGGTTTTTTTGGCATTAGATTAGACCCCAGAAGTCATTATTTTATTATAACTTTTTTTTAGTATTTTATTTTTCCCTTTCTTTATCTGTTTATGTTTCCATAAATATATATCTATTTAAGCATACTATAATTTTATTATAAAAATCTCAAAGTTATTAATTAAATTTTAAAAAAAAAAATAGAATATTATTTTTTCCAGTTCTTAGTTATTTTCTCAGCAGAACGCATACCAAAATAACCACCATAAACAAGTAGTAAAAGTGAAGAAAGTAAGTCAATCCAATTAGCGTCTATTTTAAAGCCTTGTAGTGAACTATCTAATATTATGTATATAAATAGTGTAAGCGTTAAAAAGGCAAGTGTAAGGGGTCTTATATTGCGTGTAAGATAGCTGTCAGTGGCGTTGTCGCTTACCCATCGCTTTGTGGTTTCTTCAATCTCTTTGTTTTGTTGTTCGTGTATTAATTGCTGAAGTTTTATCTTGTCTTCAGTAGATATATCGGATTTAGTTATTTCTTTAATCGCTTCGCTTGGAGATATAACGCCCTCAAGCACATTACCCAAAGCTGGGTTAATTACCTTTGCTGCGCCAAGTAAAAGCTTTCCTACTGTCGTGTCTTTGAACTTCTTTTTAGGCATTGTTGTTTTTTCTAAAATCCCATCGTGCTTCTGTTCCTCTAATGTCTATGTGAGTAAAAGTGTCATATTTACCTAAGCCACCACATTTTATAAAACCACCTTGTTGTAGTTTGTCAATGGCATTTGCAACCTCGTCTGGCGTAAAGTTTTTTACTACTATGTCAGCAGCTTTTCCTTGCAAGTGTTGTGATTTTAATGTGCCATTATTTATACCATTCCAAGCTTCACACCTATAAGCACTATTGATTTTTATAGGCTCTTGTAATTCATCCCTGATAATTTGTAGATTTTCTGCAAGTTCTTTGATGTTTCTATATACATCATCTGAAAGCCTACAATAACAACCCTCAAGATTTCCTTTACACTCAAACTCGCTTAGATTAAAGTTCTTTGTCAGCTTCATTCTTTTTTTTATATGTTGCGTATATCTTCTGAATTGTATAAACAATAGAAGCCAAAAGAAGTATAATCTTTAAGCTATTCTCCACAGCGGTAAAGCTAATTCCCAAAGTAATTAGATTAAATAAGTACAATCTCACGTCTTGCAAATTCATAACATTATTGCTTTTAAAAAAGCATTCCATTTAGCAATAAGATAAAATTGCAAGTTTTCTATTTTGTTCGCTAAGTATCTAAGTCCTTTTACCATTATATTTTATTTGTTTGATAGTCCACACCAAAAAAGCTGTGTACTCCGTTATCATCTATATTACCAACAGCAGCAGATTTCCAACCGTAAGGGTGGTCGTCTAAACCTACCCACATAACATCTACGTGGTATTTATTGCTAAATACATAATCGTCTACATTTTCTGCTCTTTCTAAAATTATATGCCCAAGCTTTACAACAGCGTGGTCGTTTTCCCCTAAGGCTTTGATTTTAGCTTCAGCAGTTTCTTGGTCTTTAAATTCGTATTTTCCTATTTTCATTATTCGTTAGGGTCTATTCCGTTTTCTATTAATATTTTTGCCCATTCAGCTTCGTTGGTGTAATAATCTACTACATCCCAAGGTGTTTCCAAACATTCGTTTGTATTGATAGACGAATAAGCCTTTATTTGTTTTTTATCCCAGCATATAAACCAAGTTTCTACTTCTGGGTAACATAAATTTGTTATTTTTAACTTTGCCATTTTATTAAATTTAAGCTGTTCCACCATCAACGATAGTCCAATTGAAATTACTTACAAGAGATGCTCTTGCTGTTGATGCCGCACCACCATCGGTGTATTTAGCACTTCCAAACCTCCAAGTTGGTGTTAAACTATAACCAGTTCCCCCAGAAAACGCTGCTTGTAAAGTTGCTTCCCACCCTATTAGCAAAGCATCATAATTAGCTGTTGATAGTGTATTGTTACCTAACAAAAAATTGTTACCATTAGAAACATTTACAATGTTCCAACTACTTAAATCTTGATCAAAAGCGGTTGTATTCCTAAACATTTGAGCCATATTAGTAACTGTACTTACATTCCAATTCCCAACTGCACCATTAAAACCACCAGCATCTTTAAAACAACTTGCAAAAGTTGTTGTTGTTATGGTTGGTGCATCTGTTGCTGATTGAGTTAAATTATTACAACCGTTAAAAGTTTTATCAGTATTAATATCTAAAATACCATAGTTTTCTATGTCAAGCATTTTAAGTTTATCGCCGCTATTGTTAAACCTCCATCCCTTTAAAGCGTTTGTTATTTTTATAGTATAAGTACCAGCACTTGAATAAGTGTGCGTTACTTCTGATTGATTATAAGTTGTAATGTCGTCTGTATTGCCATCCCCCCAATCTACCTTAGCTGTAATTGAACTAAAAGTACTATCTAAAGGTAGCGTAAATTGGTCATTGTTTGACGTACCAGCATTATCTGTTTTTACTGTAAACCTAAACTCTGTTGGGTCTGAAGATAAAGCAGCGTAAACACCACCCCAGCCGTCCGTAACTGGATTGCCCCACCAAGTTGTTTCGTAAATTTTTCCGTAACTCATATCATTATAACTTTTTTAATTCTACCCTCGCTTACTGTGTAAGTACTAGGTATGCTTGTTATTACGTTTGTTGTATCGTCTGCAAATGTTTCTGTAATCTTAACCACTCCGCTTGGTGTTGTAATGCTACAAACATCAGCGTTCCTTGTTTCCATTCCGCTGGTAGTTTTTATGTAGCTTGACAAACTTGAGCCTTCCTCTACTTGACAACCCCACAAATAAACAAAAGCACTTGTGGAAGTGTCTGTTGCATCTACCACTCCACTTGTACCTCTTGGACTAAATACACTTGTTATAGTTGCTGCGGTGTCAGTATTGTAAACAATCGAAAGCCTATACCAACCATCCCCATAGTTCTCTACTTTTGAGCTTGTTACAGTAAAACCGCTTCCATCTGCGCTTGTTGTTAATGTGTTATTGCTAAATTGATATATACCATTGACTTGATTTGACCCAGACCCTTGCGCTCTAAAAGCAAAAAAATCGCCTTCGCCTTGCTTTACAAAAACAGAAGTACAAGCGTCTAAAGCACTTGAAGCACTTTTATTAACACTATCAAATAAAAAATTATTTGTGTTTGTTGTTGAGCCTCTTTGTATTTTATCTGCTGTGAAATCTCCATTGGGCGATGTAGATTGATTTGCTGTTACTGTTAAATCCGCTTGTTTAGTCCAAGCTGCATTGTCAAATTTTTCAGACCTTATTTGTCTGTTTGTTCTTGTCGGCTCTATAAGTAAACTTGGGCAATCGCTATTTAACCAATCAAGCCTTGCTATTGTTGAGGTCTTGGTTTCTATAAGCCCATCCTCACGAACTCTGTTAGCATCGCCACTTCTTGCAAAAGTAAAATCTCCGCTACCATCACTTGGCAATACAGAATAAACCTTAGTGGCTTTGTATCCGCTTGGTATTAATGCTAAAATAGGATTACTCATTCTTCTTCTTTTTTATCTCTTGCTTTTTTAAAGTTTCAAGAATATATTTTTTTAGTTTACTAAGGTTTGTTTCTTTTACCTTATATCTCATAGTACCCAGCCTTTAAAGGTTGTGTCTGTGTCAGGGTCTATATCCTCGTTTGTATTTGTGTTGTACTCGGGGAACAAGTTATCGTTAAAACTCAAATAGTCTACCAATCTTGTAGAATAGTAGTTAGCGTATTCTCTCGCCTTAGATACTAAGTAATCTACCTCGTTTTTATCTACGTTCTGCGCGGTTTCGCTTGAGTGCTTAAACACACCACCATTTTTTATCTGATAAGCAGCGAAAGGTATGTAATTCATTTGTGCAAACCATATTAAAGTAGGTTGTACATAAGTGTTTACTAAGCTTAAATAATTACCAGCTAAAGAACCAGCAACAATATCAGCACTTATCTTATTGTAAAGGTCTGTGCCTAACAAGTTTTGTATGTCAATCTGTTGCGCCACCTTAATAAATTGTATAAACTTATCTGTGTCTACATTACCATCGATGATAGAGTTTTTAACTAAGTCCGTTCTGTTTATAAATAGTGCTGTTGCCATTAGTTCTTAAATCCTATTTTGTTCCAATATTCAGCGGTATAACCTTTATACTTCATATCCTTTGGTGCTACTGGTACTTTCTGAGCGTTTGCCTCTGGTTTAAAACCTCTTGACCTTGCTTCTGACGTTGTGATCGCATCGCCTAAGCCTTTAGCACCATCCTTGCGCACATACGTCTTTCTAAGCCATTTGTGTTGGCATCTTGCACCGCCCTTGTAAAGCCATATGCTATAAGTATCGCTACCACCCTTACCAAAACCAGCATTAACTACCTTTGCCTCCATTGAGATAATATCTTCTTTGCGGTAAACCTTTTTAGCATCCACCATTTTCTTACAAAATGGTCTTGAGTTTGCGCTGTATCTTTGTGGGCTGTACATATACCTTACTAAAAAAGTGTTACCTTCTTCAGCTTCTTGTTTACTTTCGCCATCTTGTTCGCTTTCTCTAAAAGGCTTTGCGCTACCAGTACTTACAAACTCCCATATTTTAGCAAGTGTGCTTTTTTCTTTAGGTTTGTTTAAGTCCGTTATAACCTCGTCTAAGCCATCTTCTTCGTCATAGTTTACCTCTCGCTCATCCATTACGTCAAAGTCGCTTAAAAGGTCTGCTTCGTCCTCTCCTAAGTCAATTAAGGCGTCTGCTATATCGCTACCTAACTCTTTTGGTAAATCTTTAGTTAATTTTACGCCAGTTTCCTCTTCCCTTGTTTCTTCGTCCTCTACGTTTTCAAGGTCTGTAAACTCAAGCGGTTGTAAGGTCTTAAAGTATAGTTTTAAAGATATATTATTAAAAGCTAATATACTATCAAAGGCATCTATTAAAAGGTGCTGAAAAGGTCTTATAACTGTGTTATCCATTAAGACCGATGCGGTTTGTAGTTCGTCTGCGTTATTACCCAACCCAGTGCTGTCTTTAATTCCTAAAAGCATAGGGCTTACAACCCTGTGCGCTACCATTATTTTTTTGCCACTCTCATCGCTTAAGAATTGGTATTGGTTATGTGCATCACTTAATTGTATTGGCTCTATTGTTGCTTGGCTCTCTGCGTTATCGTTAAAAGCAAGTATAAACTTTCCAGCATTACTTGAGCCACTAAATTTAGAGTAAATACGGTTTTCTA